TATCAAACTGCAGATGCGATTGCAACTGTTAACACTGCTGGTTATTTTAATGATTCTGCTAATATGTTGAATGTTAGAGACTTAATTATTGTTATGGACACTAATGTTCCAACAACAAATTTTTGTACTGTGCTTTCAAATACTGGTTCAGTTGTTGATGTATCAGATGGTACAGCAGTAGTTGAAACTGATAGCGACTAATTAGGAGTGGGGGGAGAAATCCCCCTAATCTAAATGGCAGTAACAAGTACAACAGCGACCACACCTATTGATGTATGTAACAGAGCTTTAGTTCTTATTGGAGCTTCACCTATGACATCATTTGAAGATGGTACGAATGAAGCACTTGTTGCTGTTAATTTATATGAAGATACGACACGCTCTGCTTTGGTAAATACAAGGTGGAGGTTTGCATCTAATCAATCAATACTAAATAGATTATCAGATGCACCAACTGGTAGATATGATTCTGCTTATGCAATACCTTCTAGTTCAATATATGTTCACACATTAACTGTAAACAAAAGTCCTATACAGTTTGATATATATGGTCGTACTGCATTTTGTGATGCAACAATAAATGATGAAGTTATTGCTGACTTTAGCTTTAGACAAACAGAAGTAAACTTTCCATCATACTTTACTCAAGCATTAGTATATGAACTAGCTGGACAGTTTGCATTGGGTATAGCTCGTGATGAAGGTTTATCTAATATGATGTTTACCAATGCAAGGTTTTATATGCAGAAAGCTAGGACAATGGATAGTCAGCAACAAACAACAAGGAAACTTAATACAAGTAGATTTATAATAGAACGAAGGTCGTAAGCTGATGAAGATTCGTATTCCTCAAAATAACTTTGAGAGAGGAGAAATCAGTCCAGCTATGACAATGCGTACTGACTTGAATACTTATGTTCAAGGTGCAGAAGAAGTACGTAACTTATTTCTTTTAGCAGAAGGTGGAGTCAAAAGAAGAACTGGCTCAGAGTATGTAGCCACATTACAAGGTACACCTAATCTTTCTAATAGATTAGAACAAAGATTAGAACCATTTTTATTTAGTGATGATGAAAGATATATAATGGCATTTAGTAATGCACGAATAGATATCTTTAGAATTAATGCATCAACTGGAGCTATTACAACATTAACTGCTATTACCCAAGATACATCTAGTGCTTCCTTACCTTTTACACAAGCACGACTTGAGCGTATGACTATAACACAAAACGCTGATGTAATGTTTGTTGCTCATCCAGACTTTATGATACGAAAGATAACAAGAACAAGTGCTACTGCATTTGAAGTATCAACCTTTGCATTTGATGAAACAGATGCCAATGACCAGAAGTTTCAACCTTACTTTGCTTTTGCTCCAAGTGGAATGACATTAACACCAAGTGCAACAAGTGGTACTGGTATTACATTAACAACGTCGGCAAGTTATTTTGTTTCTGCACACGTTGGTACAATGATGAGATATCAAGGTAATGAGATACTTGTTACTGGATTTACTAGTGCAACAGTTGTAACTGGTAATGTAAGAAAAACTTTAGCTGGAACAACAGCTTCTACTAATTTTGATGAAGCAAGTTATTCTGACTACAGGGGATACCCACAGGCTATTACATTTCACGAAGATAGATTATGGTTAGGTGGCACAACAAGTCAACCAGACGCTATATGGTCATCTAAAACTGGCGAGTATTTTAACTTTGATGTTGGTAGTGCTGGTGATTCAGATAGTATTCAGATTACTATTAATGTTGGTGAGTTTAATAACATACGTCATTTAACTGCCAATCGTGATTTACAAGTCTTTACTACAACATCTGAATTATATATACCATCTTTTGCTGACAAAGGTTTGACACCAACTAATGCACAAATAAGAAGACAAACACCTTATGGTGCTTCTTTTGTAAAGCCATTACCATTTGATGGTGCAACACTTTATGTAGAAAAAACTGGTAAGACAGTAAGGGAGTTTTTGTTTAGTGATAAAGAATCTGCTTATGTATCAACTCCTTTATCTTTGATATCATCTCATCTTATAAGCAATCCAACACAGACAGCATCAATTAAAGGTGCCTTTGACAGACCAGAACAATATGCATTTATAATTAATGATGATGGTACTATGGCTGTGTTTCATTCTATTCGTAATGAAGAAAAGGCTGGGTTTACTAAGTGGACTACAAATGGAAGATATCATTCAGTAGTTCCTATAGATGATAGAGTGTTTGTTGCTACAGTTAGAAACTTAGGTTCTGGTACAAATAGTTATGTATTAGAAGAACTAAAGACTACAGCTAAGTTAGATTGTTCTAAATCTTATACAGCAACGTCAACTGACAATGGAATATTTACAACATCAACACCTTTTGCAAATGGTGCATCACTAGCTGTTGTAGAAGGTAATAACTTTATTGGAACATTTACAATGGGTAGTAGTCAGATAAATGTTTCAGCAGTTAAATTAATTAATAGTGCAGAGATTGGGTATAGTTTTACAAGCAGTTTAAAGACATTACCTATTGATGCAACTGTTACTGGTGGTCCATTAACTGGAGAACCAAGAGCGATAACAAGAGTTAACCTTGACTTGATATCTACTTTATCTGTATCAGTTAATACAATACCACTAATAATCCAGGGGGTTACTGATACTGTTACAAGTAGTGAGATGGTTTTTAATTCGTTTACAGGAAAGAAGGAGTTTAGATTGTTAGGTTATAGTCGTGACCCAAGAGTGGAGATAACACAAACAGCACCATTAGATTTACAGATAAATGGTATGATAGTAGAGGTGGCGTTCTAATGTGTGTTCCTCAAGCAATGATGTTAACAACTATGGTATCAACTGTTGCGAGTATAAGTGCTGGCAATGCTCAAGCAAGAGCTACACGTCAAGCTGGTTTATTGCGTAATGAACAAATAGAAAGAGATAAAGAACTAGCTGACTTACAAGCAAAAGAAATGGAAGCTCAAAGATGGATTGATTATAATAGTTCTGTTTCTAATAATTTAGTTATGTCTGCGTTTGCTGGACGTTCTGCAACTGATGCTTCTAATATGGCATTAATGCAATCTAACTATCAAACTATACAAGATGATATAAGAAGTTTAACTATTCAAAAAGAAGCAGTAAATAAAAAGTATAGAACAATGGCACAGATTAATTTAGTAGACACAACACAAAGAGCTAGTGCATCTGAACGTATGGGTCTGTTAACTGGTGTATCAACAATGGCTGAAGGCTTATACAAGATTAGAGAAATTGAATGATAAGAGAAAAAAGAAAATTTAGTAATCAACCAATCGGTATTGTTCAGCCAACAGAAGCAAGTGCAAGTGCTGAAACTTACAAAGCATTGGGTCAAATGGCAACAAGCATTGCTGGTAATTTATATAAGCAAGGTGTTCAAGAAGCTGAAGCAAGAGGTATTGCAGAAGCAGAACAAGTTGTACTGCCATCTATTAATGATGAAGGATACTTTAATACAATCGAATTACCTAATGCTGGAAGAATAAGACAACAAGCATTTGATAAAACATTAAAGTTTAAAATGGAAAAGGATATAGATAGAAAGTTACGTACTGTAATGACATCTTTATCTGCTGACCCAATGTTGCAATCTGACCCTCAAGCATTTACTGACCAGTCTTCTATTAAACTAGATGCTATTATAACTAATGCCACCCCAGAACTAAAAGCTTATACACAACAAATAGGTACTAACTACCAAGCATTAGGTTTGTTAAAGGTTCAGGGGAATCAATTTGCAGAACAAGCAAAGAAAACAAAACTGATGGTACAAGAAGAATCTTTATTATCAGCTTCACAAATAGGTTTGTTATTACAACAAGGCTCACCAGACGAAGCTATGGCAATATATAAAGAAGTAGGAGAGTTCATAAATAATACAAATGAATTATCTGTACCAGATAAAAGAGAATACAAATCTTATATGAGAATAGAGTTCTTAAATGGTATGATTGCAAACCATACTAGAAGTATGAATAGACAACAGATGAATGTATTTAAGAAAACATTTTTAGGTGACAGAGCTAATTTACCAGAAGGCTTTAACGAAGTTATACAAGAGTTAGGTGTAAATGAACAAGATATAAATGCTATAGGAAGATATTTAAATCAATTAGTTGGTGTAGCTGACGAAGCTCCAAAGGCTATTCAATATGGAAACAAACCAGCAACAAGAGAAGCATTAGATAATAAATTTGATTCTTTATTAACTGATGAAGATTCTGGAACTATAGGTTCCTTTAATGTACGTGACCCAAGATATAAAGGTCTGGTTGTTGAATTTGGAGCAATACCACAGAAGATGCACAATCTTATGAAATCTGTTGGCAATGGTACAAGAGTAGATTCAGATGGTAGTACTGGCTATCAACTTTTTAAATTTTGGGAAAATTTTAGAACAGAGATAGGTCCTAATGGTTTTATGCATTTCGATAATGATATCTTTCCAAAAAAGTTTAATGAAAAAATGAGAACAATGAGTCGATACTTAGACCTTACTGATAATCAAGATATGTATAATAAAGTCTGGAGTGAAATGCATAACAATAAAATTGATTATCAAAGTATAGGAGTATCGTTGGGATTAGATGGAACAACACAGATAGCAAAAAATACTGTAAGAGAAGCAGTCAAAGGTCAGTTAGTAGAACACGGAACACCTATAGATATGACACGAGATATGGCAGATAGATTTGTTGATGAAACAATAATGTTAATGCATGTATCACAAAGTGGTCAAGAGAATAGAAATCCAATGGATATTAATGATGCAATAGATTTAGTGTCTGATGGTATGAATGATTTTTATAAGCACGACGAACATATTGTAAGTAGTGGTATGAGATTTACAGAGGAAGTTCAAGGTCCATCTGGTAACATAAATGATGTTAACGTTGCTAACAACGGAACAACTTTAGTTGATACTGGTAGTGAAGTTAGAAAACTTACAAATGTAAGAAAAACAATGTTTGCATTAGATACTACTCTTCAACCAGATAGACATATAGGCGTTAAAGAATTGTTCTTAAAACACGCTGAAAACTTAGCTATAGCAAATGGAGCTGATGAAGGTTCTGTTATGGGTGATGGTGTTTTATTAGAAGTAGATACTAACTCTTCATTGAGTAATGCACGTTATATGATAATGGCAAAACAAGATGGCACTATAATGCCGTTAATGTATAAGAACTCACAAGTACCAATCATTGTAACAACTGGTGATTTTATAAGAACACGATATGCAAACAATCCTAATATACAAGAGGTGTTAAGTGAGAAAGCATTTACAGTTCAGAAGAAACAAAAAGGTGCAAAGGGTGTAATAGGAAATATTTTAGGAAATGTTATTACAGGATTTGGACGTTTTGGTGTAAGTGATACTGAAAATGCATTAGGTAAAAAAATTGCTGGTAAAATTCCAGACTTACCTTTTATAGAAAGTTCAGCAGATAAAGAAGTATTAAAACAGTTTGAAGCAAACAACTTTGATATGAGTACAGAGTTGCCAGATGATTTTTATGACACAACATTTAAACAGTTTACAGATGAGTATGATGCTGGCTTTCATCAAAAGTTTAGTATTAAAAATGGTAGACCAACTTTCTCTGGCTTTGGTGCAATAGATAGAAACAACCCATTAAATATAAGATTGACTGATGATAACTGGGTTGGCAAAATGGATAATCCTAGTAGTGAGTTTGAAGCTTTTGATTCTATGATAAATGGTTATAGAGCTGGACTTATTAACCTAAGGTCATATCAAGAACGTATGCCGAATATGAACTTATCTCAAATGATTAATACTTGGGCGCCACCTAAAGGCGTAAAGAATGATGGTACTTCATATACAAATCCAACATCTAATTATTTAAAGTTTGTAGTACAGCAATCTAAGGTACAGCCAGATACAGTAATAGATTTAGCAGATGAAGATATGATGTTAAATATTTTTAGAGCTATGACAATGTTTGAAATAGGTGAGAGCTATCAAGTACAAGGTGGTGATGGATATTTTTTACCAGAGATAGCTAGAGGTATCAAAGCTGGAATAAGAGATTTATGAAATTTAAAAGCGTACAAGATGCAAGCAGAGAATACTACGCACCAAATACATATGTAAATAATATACAAGGCGATATGTTGGGTGACTTGCCAAATTCATTTGTTGAGCAAGTTGGTGATTCGTTGGGTTATCATTACTCTCCTATAATGTGGAGTATAAGAAATGGTAAAGAGTTTGAAGTTGACCAAGCATTTAGACCAGAAGACCACATTGATTTTGCATTAGAAGAAGATACACATAATCTTTTAGATGCAGTATCACAACAGCATCTTGAACATCTTAGAAGACAGAATCAATTTAATAGAGAAGTAAAAAGAAAATCTAGTGAAGCTGGATTCTTTGCTCATATGACTGGAGCTTTGCTTGACCCATTAACTTGGGCGATTCCGTTTAGTATTTATGGGAAAACTGTAACTGCTGGTATTAAGTCTGGTGCAAAGTCTGGTCTTGCATATGGTGCAATATCAGAAGGAATACGAGCGCCCTTTGATACAGTAGGAACATTAGGTGAATCAGCTTCTAATATAGCAATGGCTACAGCTTTGGGTGGTGTAGTTGGTGGTGCAATTAAATCACCTTATGCATTCCGTGCTATGAGAAGTACAGCAAAAAAAGTAACACAACACGAAAAAGATTTAAACACACCAATCTTAAAAGGTAGTGATGATTTAGATAAGCCATATGATTTAGCAGATGGCACAACAAATCCTATATCTGGGTTTTTACAAGGTGGTGCAAGAAAAGTATTAAAGGGTTCTTACCCACAAGAAATAAAGAAAAACTTTTTAGAACTTATTGGTGATAGTAGTTTTCTAACTAATCTACAGAAAACTGGTAAAGGTAATATACAATCTGTTAGTGGTACAATGGGTAGACATTTAGGTCATCTTGGCAAAAGCATTACTGCATTAGAAGATATACACCATCAATTTATTATGGGTCGTTCAAAGTTTAATAAACAACATAAAGCACCTCGTATTCCTATTACTGGTGTATATATGGGTGGCTCTGGTATAAAAGGTTTGTTTACTGGTAGAAGTGACTTTGATGATTTTCTTCAAAAGGTTTTAGAGTATAGATTTGTAGAGTTGGGTAATAAAGAATTTACTTGGAATGGTGTTAAATATCGTGGTGATAGAATAAAAAAACAAGTAAACAGAGATGCATATGAGTCTAGCAAAGATGCACGTATAAGAGTATTTGGAACAGAAAAGCTACACCCACTACATAGAAAAGCTATAGATGAAATGAATTCTTTTTTCCAAGAAGAAGGCGCTCAAGCCATGGAAGTAGGGTTGTTAAATTATAGAGGATTACGAGGTGCTATTGAGTTTAGGTTAAACACCAAAATACCAGAAAGTATAGACTACTGGAAACAAGCTACTGCAAGATGGGAGAAAAAGAACAGAGACAAACTAGCTAAATTGCAAAAACAGTTTGCTGATAAGACACGAGGTCTTACAGATAAACAGATTAAATTTAAAAATAAATTAGAAAAAGATATTAAGTATATACAAGCTAGGTTAAAGAACTTTGAACGAGAGTTAGTATCAGAACAAAAAGCTTTAGATGATTTATTAGAAGCAGAGAAAACTATAGCACCACCATTAGAAGAGAATCACTTTGCTAGAATGTATGACCATAGTGCTATTGTAGCAAACAGAGAAGCTTTCACAAGATTAGTAGAAGCTTGGTTCAAAGCTAAACCTTCTAAGAATATGTTTGATAGTGAGCTTGGTAAATTTGTTGAGGTAAAATTTCGTACTGACCCAAAAGGATTAAGAGAAAGAGCAGAGAAGTTTGTAAGAAAGTTATTAAAAGAAACAGAGGACGAAGAGTTTATTGATAATATGCTACCTCTTAAAACTTCTTTTTTAAATTCAAGACAGTTTGATGCACCGAATTGGTTTAGAGCTAATGTTGGTACAAATGGTAAAGCTGTTCAAGTATCTGACTTTATAAACAAAAGCTATCTTGATGTAGCAAAGACTTACGTAATGCGTATCGGACCCAAGATTGAGTTTGCTAAAATATTTAATGGCAAAAAAGTTCGTCAAGTTATGGACAATATGAAAGATGATATGAAAGATTTTGGTAATACAGACAAAGAAATTACTGATGCTTTAGGTGCTTTTAAATTAAATTACGATAGGCTGGTTGGACAAGTTCAAACAGAACCACATAGATGGGATAATGTAGTTGCAAGCGAAGTAAGAAAATTAGCTCAAGTTGTTTATCTTGGTGGCTCTGGTGTAGCATCAATAGCTGATATGGGTAACATTATATTTCAACAAGGATTTAAACCATTTCAAGTTTACTTTAAAGCTTTACAAAGTTCAGACGGATACACAAAAGCTGTAAAGGGAATACTTGGAAGTGGTGAACATCAATATTTAATAAATCAACAAAGACAAAGATTTACAGAAGACAATCTTTTACCACAAGGTGCAAGTGGTTACAGAAGATTTACTGATAGAGCAACAGAAGTATTTTATAATGTAAATGGTTTGAAGCCACTAACACAGATATTTAAAACTATATCTGGTTTGTTTGCACAACACGAGATGATTGAAAAATCATTACGTTTTAATAAGCTTACAGATATGGAGAGGTGGGAGCTATCAAGATTTGGTATAGGCAAAAGAGAAGCAGAGATATTAAAGAAGTCTCCACATACAACCTCAAGTGACAAAGCTGTACGTTATATGAATATGGATAACTGGAAACAAAGTATTACTTTAAACTCTGGTGAAGTTGTAACAGCTCGTGATGCACAAAGAATATGGAGTCAAGCAATCAAAGGTCATCAAAATATTATGGTCTTAACAGCACAAGCTTCAGATAAGTTTTCTTTAGTAAATGGTGTTGTCTATGCAAAGCGACAACCTTTCATGAAAATGTTTCCAAAGTTTTTTAAGACTGATGATTCTGTATCATTATATAAAGTTGTAAATAAGAAAAAAGTTTACGAAAGAGAAATGGTTAGAATTGAAAGTGGCGTTATGGCTTTTCCATTTCAGTTTTGGAATTATGGTTTGGCGGCTCAACAAAAGATTCTTGGTGCAATGCTTGACCCACATAAGCCTTTATCAAGAAAAATATATGGTGGTGCATTAATGGTAGGTCTTGGTTATATGATTGCAAAGTCTCGTATGCCAGATGGTATGTGGGATAAGATGCCATTACAAGAAAGATTATTAAAAGGAATACATATGGGTGGTGTAACTGGAATGTACACAGACTTGGCTTATATGCAATCAGCAATGTTTCACGGAATGACAGGATTAAAGTCAAAAGACACAGGAATACCAACAATGTATAATCCAGACTTTGTTGATGCTGTTACTGAACCATTTGGAGCTGGTGTTGGTTTAACAGTTGACACAGGAAGAGCAATAGGAAAGATGGTTGGTGGTGAAGTAAGTAGTGGTTTAGCAGACTTGCCAAAGCCATTTCAATACCTACCAATCTTTAGAGAATACGTTAGAGATATGAATAGATACTTGCGTAATTAACAAAAATATGATTATAAGGATAGTATTATGGCTTTAGATATTAGTGCAGAAACCCCCAGAGTTCAATACACAGTTACTTCTGCTGACTCTACGTTTGATTATGATTTTGAAATATTCCAAGATTCAGACATAAAAGTATTTGTAGATTCAACACTTAAGACTTTGTCAACTCACTATACAGTTAGTGGAGCTGGTACTACTGGTGGTGGTACAGTTACTATGACAAGTGGTAATGCAGTTACAAATGCTACTGTTACATTGGTTCGTGATATAACAATACAAAGAACTACTGACTTTCCAGCTTCTGGTGCATTTCAAATAGATTCTTTAAACACAGAACTTGATAGAGTCACAGCAGTACAGCAAACCCTTGAAGATAATATTGGACGTTCACTTAGATTAGCAGATGAAGATGGTACTGTTGCAATGACATTACCTTTGAAAGCTAATCGTGTTGGAAAGATACTTGGATTTAATTCTTCTACTGGTATACCAGAATCTTATGTATATCTTACTAATGAAAATACAGTTGCATTAGATGGATTAACGGCTGGTACTGTAACAGCAAGTAAGTATGTTCTTGTTGATAGCAATAAGGATATTGGCACATTTAGAAATGTAACTTTATCAGGTGCATTAACTTCTGCCACATTAGATATATCTGGTGATGCAGACATTGACGGCACATTAGAAGCTGATGCGATAACAGTAAATGGAGTTACACTAGCAGAAACGATTTCTGATACTGTCGGAGCAATGGTAGGGAGCAATACAGAAACTGGAATAACAGTTACTTATGAAGATAGTGACAATACTCTTGATTTTGCTTTAGGTGCATCACAGACAACCATTACATCTTTACTTGCTACCGATATAAAAATTGGTGAAGATGATGAAACTAAAATAGATTTTGAAACAGCCGATACAATTAACTTTTATGCTGGGAATGAAAAACAGTTAATACTTACTGATGGTGCATTAACTCCTGGTTCTAATGCAATTCTTGATTTAGGAACAGATGCTCTTGAATTTAAAGATGCGTACTTTGATGGAACTGTTGAAGCTGATGCTTTTACTGTTGCTGGTGTAGCATTAACAACTTTTATAAGAGATACTGTTGGTACAAATATGTTGTCTAGTAATACTGAAACTGGTATTGCTGTTTCTTATGACACAACAAATGACAATATAGATTTTGCATTAGAAGCATCGCAAACTGTATTTACATCTATAACAAATACAAGTTTGGTTATAGGCAGAAATGCCGATAATGATATCGACTTTGCTACCGATAATACAATTCTGTTTAGAGCAAGTGGTGCTGACCAAATTAAACTTGTTGATGGTGTTTTATCTCCTGTAACTGATGCAGATGTTGATTTAGGTAGTTCTTCATTACAATTTAAAGATGCTTATATTCATGGAACATTAGAAGCTGATGCTATTACAATCGGAGGTACAACTTTAGCTGAAACAATATCTGATACTGTAGGTGGTATGGTAGGTTCTAATACCGAAAC